TGACGGAAGTCACTTAGGTGCTATTTACCACTTTATAAATACAATTCGGAAATTCCTTGAGGAACATAACTACGATAAGGTAGTTGTGTTCTGGGATGCCGAACATAGTTCATCCACTCGGAAAGAACTTTATCCACAGTATAAGGGAAATAGAAAACAAGATATGAATGAGTTTAAGTACGAATCATATCTACAACAAAACGCTCGTATTAAAGAATATCTTGAAGAAGTCTTTGTTAGACAAGTTGAGATGGTTTATAACGAGGCGGATGACTTGATTGCTTATTATTGTCTAAGAGCGACTAATGAAGAGATTACCATTTTTTCGTCAGATAAGGACCTTACACAACTTATTTCGGACCGGGTGACCATCTACTCTCCAAACTTAAAACAATACTTTAAACAGGGTGATATGATTACCATCAATAAAGTTCAGATACCACATTATAATGTATTACTTTGTAAGATTCTTACCGGTGATAGTTCGGATAATATTAGTGGAATTGAAGGTTTAGGTGAAAAAACTTTAGTTAAATTATTCCCTGATATGCTGGTTAAACCATGCACTATCAACGAAATAAGAGTTAATGCGGGGATTATCATGCAAGAAAAGAAATCAAAAGTATTGGAAAATATTTTGACTGGTAAGACAAAAAATGGTATAATTGGTGAAGAGTTTTATACTACAAACGAAAAAATAGTTAATTTATCTAACCCTTTAATTACAGACGATGGAAAAGAATTAGTTGACCAAATTATCACAGACACTATTGACCCGACAGATAGGGGATATAAAAATTTAATGAGACTTATGATGGAAGATGGTCTCTTCAAATATCTTCCAAAAAACGATGAAGCTTGGGTAAATTTCCTAAGACCATTCATGAAATTAACAAGAAAAGAAAAACGTAAAACAAACAAAAATTAAATTTATGAGAGAACAAGAAAGTACTAAGATGGAATTTTTATTGACATTAAACGATAACATCGTAGTCCAAAGATTCTTTAACGTAAGAGGTTTTAACTCAAAGGCGAAAAATTCGGTTGAGTTATATGAGTTTATTTCAGACTTCAAAGAAGAACTTCAAGAATACTTGAAAATGAAAACTTTAGTGTATATGATGGACAACAAAGAGTCAATTACACACGACCCAACCATTATGGACACATCGTTTACCGATGGACCTGAAGTGTTTAACATTTTTATCAAATTAGGTGAACAGACAATTTGTCATAGAATTTTTGACGGAAAATTTTATCCACCAAAAGTTCGTTATACCGTCGATGTGAGACCTTTCTTAAAGGAAACTCTTCGAGGATTGACTGACATTTTTTCAGATAAAAAATTAAGTTACAATTATTTGGAACTTGACTTGAGTAAGTAAGTATTTAATAATACAAGGGTAACTTTTAAAACAATTTATGAACAAAAATTTCGATTATTTAGGGAACACATTTCAATTACAATTACTGAATCAGATTATATTAGATAAGGACTTTTCATCTTCAATTATGGATGTTATTGAGCCAATCTATTTCGACAACAAGTACTTTAAAATCATTTTACAAATGACAAAAGAGTATCACAAGAAATATGAATCTACTCCTAATTTCGATACTCTTGAGCAGATAGTTAAGTCTGAAATCTCCCAAGAGATGGTTGCCAAGATTGTTTTGGACACATTAACACAAGTAAAGGAGGCACCATTTGAAGGTACTACTTTCGTTCAGGAGAAGGCCTTAAAGTTCTGTAAACAACAAGAACTTCAAAAGGCGATGGACAAAGCTCAAAAGATTATCACTCAAGGTGATTTCGAGTCTTATGATAAGGTTGAAGGACTCGTGAGAGACGCATTACAGGTTGGGGAGATAGATAAAGGTCAAACAGATATCTTCGCTAATTTAGACACTGTACTTGATGAGGATTATCGTCACCCAATTCCAATGGGGATTAAAGGTATTGATAAACTACTTAAAGGTGGATTGGCTAAAGGTGAGATTGGAGTTATATTAGCGCCAACAGGTGTTGGTAAGACAACTATCTTATCTAAAATTTCAAACACCGCATTTAATCTTGGGTATAACGTACTTCAAATATTTTTTGAAGACAACCCAAAAATTATACAAAGGAAACACTTCACAATGTGGACAGGAATTGAACCGGATAATTTGGTTCAACACAAAGACGAAGTGATGAGTAAAATTACTGAAATTAAGGAGACAATGCAAAACAGATTAGTTTTGAAAAAATTGGCGTCAGATACGATGACTATGAGTCAAATTAAAAATCAGGTTAGAAAAATGATTGCGGATGGAATTAAGATTGATATGGTTTTATTAGATTATATTGATTGTGTATTACCGGAATCAAGTAGTAAAGATGAGTGGAAAGCGGAAGGTTCTGTGATGAGAGGTTTTGAGGCGATGTGTCACGAACTTGATTTAGTTGGGTGGACTGCAACACAAGGTAACAGGTCTTCAATTTCGTCAGAGGTTGTAACTACAGACCAAATGGGAGGTTCAATTAAAAAGGCACAAGTTGGTCACGTAATCATTTCCGTGGCTAAGACATTACAACAAAAAGAAATGGGTCTTGCGACTATTGCGATTACTAAAAGTCGTTTAGGTCAAGATGGTGTTGTTTTTGAGAATTGTAAATTCAATAATGAATTACTTGAGATTGATACTGAAAGTTCAGTAACATTCTTAGGATTCGAAGAACAACAAGAAGATAGAAAAAGAGATAGAGTTAAAGAACTCTTGGAGAAAAGAAAACAGAGAGAACAGAGTCAACAACAAAATTAAAATATGAAAATTAATAAAGAGAAATTACAAATAGAATTTAAAGATTCTGAAACTATTAATGAAAATTATAGTCAATCCGCTCAGGACATTTTTGTTCTAATGTGTTTGGATGGTAAGAAAAATGGTACATTTTTGGATTTAGGTTGTCATCATCCTATAAATATAAATAACACATATCTATTAGAGACCCATTATAATTGGAATGGGGTTTCAATAGATATTGATAAAACGATGACTGATTTATTTGGAATTAGAAAAACCACATCACTAACTGAAGATTGTACAAAATTAGATTTTAAGAAAATTTTAAACTTATATGATAGTAAACATATTGATTACTTATCTTTAGATTTAGAGCCGGCATCAATAACATTAGATTGTTTGAAAACAATACCTTTTAATGATATTGAATTTAGTGTTATTACTTTTGAACACGATGTATATCGATTTGGAGATGATTGTCGAACTAAATCAAGGGAATTACTTGAAGGATATGGGTATAAAAGAATTTGTTCTGATGTTAGTAATGGATATAACATATATGAAGATTGGTATTATAATCCCAAATATGTTAGTTATGATAGAATAAAAATTATTGAATCCGAAGGTAAAGAATGGTCGGATATTTTATTAAAAAATTAAAAATATGGAAAAAATATTAGAACCAAATAATGACAGATTTGTCATATTCCCTATCGAACATAATGATATATGGGAATTTTATAAACAACACCAAGCGGCGTTTTGGACTGCTGAAGAAGTTGATTTATCTAACGATATTAGAGATTGGGAAAATTTATCAGATAATGAGAAATATTTTCTTAAAAATATATTAGCGTTTTTTGCGGCGTCTGATGGAATTGTAAATGAAAACTTAGCAGAAAATTTCTTAAAAGAAGTACAATATGCTGAGGCAAAATTCTTTTACGGATTTCAGGTTATGATGGAAAATATCCATTCATTAATGTATTCGTTATTGATTGATACTTATGTGTCTGATGAAAAAGAAAAAGATGAATGTTTCCACGCGATTGACAGATTACCTGCAGTTCAAAAGAAAGCTAAATGGGCTCTTGATTGGATTGAAAACGCTTCATTCCAAGAAAGATTAGTTGCATTCGCGGCTGTTGAAGGTATCTTCTTTTCAGGTTCATTCTGTTCAATCTTTTGGTTGAAATCAAGAGGAATCATGCAAGGTTTATGTAATGCTAATTCACTTATCTTTAAAGATGAAAATTTACATTGTGATTTTGCTATTCATTTGATTAATAATCACGTTGAGAACAAACCAAGTGAAAAACGAATTAAAGAGATTTTATTATCTGCATTAGAAATTGAAAAAGAGTTTATTACAGAATCTTTACCTGTATCTTTAATTGGTATGAATTCTAATTTGATGAAACAATATTTAGAATTTGTAACGGATGGTCTATTAGTTAAATTTGGATGTAAAAAACAATTCAATGTTGAACAACCATTCAAATTTATGGAACAAATTGCTGTTGAGACTAAAGGAAACTTTTTTGAATCAAGAACAATGGAATACCAAAAGGCTAAATTAGGTGAATCACTAACATTCACTGACGATTTCTAATTAAAAATATATGATGTCATTAAAGATTAAAAAAAGAGGGGGAGATGAAGTTTCATTTAACCCTCAAAAAATTTACAATAGAGTTAAACGAGCGTCTAGAGGGTTAAATGTTAACTCAGACGAGATTTTTATTAAAGTTATTACTTCAGTACCAACTGAAGGATTTATTACAACTAAAGAGTTAGATAAATTAGTTTATGAAATTGCTGCTTCATATACCGGAAGTCATCACGATTACTCAAGATTAGCGTCTTCGGTAGCGATTTCATCTTATCATAAAGAAACTGATGAAAGTTTTTGTAACACAATGCACACCTTACACGTTGATGGGGTCATTAATGATAAGTTAATGGAAACTATTGAACTATATGGTCCTGAAAATATTGATTCTGTAATTAATCACGAGAATGATTACAATTTTGATTATTTTGC